AAGTCCAAGGTTCACCTGTTGAAAGATATCTCTCGTCTTAATAATCTGCAGATGGCAATGAAGATTGCTCTTAACTCTGCTTATGGTGCGATGGGTAATCAATACTTCCGTTACTTTGATATTAGAATGGCAGAGGGTATTACAACTTCTGGTCAGTTGTCCATTCGTTGGATGGCGAACAAGTTGAATGCATTCCTTAACAAGACTCTCAAGACAGAGGGTAAAGACTTTGTTATTGCGATTGACACTGACTCAATCTATCTTACACTTGAACATCTCATCGAGAAAGTTTGCGAGGGTAAGAACACTGAGCAGAAAATCAAGTACATGGATAAGATTTGCGAGGATGTTTTCCAACCATTCATTGATCAAGGCTACACCGAACTATCAGATTACATGAATGCTTACAGTCAGAAGATGGTTATGAAGCGAGAAGTTCTTGCCGACAAAGCCATCTGGACTGCAAAGAAACGATATGTCATTAATGTTCACAACTCAGAAGGAGTTCAGTTTGCGAAACCTAAGATCAAAGTTATGGGTCTTGAGATGGTCAAGTCATCTACACCTGCGGTTATTCGCACAAAGTTGCGTGATTCGCTTCAAGTTATCCTCGCAGGGGATGAAAAAGATTTACATACATATGTTATGGAGTTTAGAAAAGAGTTTGACAAATTACCGATTCAAGAGATTGCTTTCCCAAGAGGTATAAATGGATTGAAGCAGTATGCAGGCAGTCCAATTTACACAAAGGGTACACCAATCCATGTTCGTGGTGCATTGTTGTTCAATCACCACTGCAAGCGTATTGGTATTGAGAAGAAGTACCAGCCAATTCGTGATGGAGATAAGATTAAGTTTGTGTATGTTCGTACACCGAATCCTTTCCAAGAAGATGTGATTGCATTCCCTCAGGTTCTGCCAAAAGAGTTTAAATTAGAATCATACATAGATTATGATAAGATGTTTGAGAAAGTTTTCTTGGACGCACTACAAATTGTAATTGAACCACTAGGTTGGAAGACGCAAGAAGAAAGTTCATTGGAGGATTTCTTTGGCTAACATTAGAGTTATAAAAAAAGGTATTAATGTTTCTAAGATACTGAAACAGCTGCATCAATACCCAGAGGACTGGGGTGCTCAGAAACAAATTGAAGGTGTGCACGATTTAGTCAATGAGTATGGATTCCCTGCAGTACAAGCAGGTGTCCTTCAATTAAAAATCGGTGCGGTAAAAGACCTAAATCAATATGTGGGTGATAGTGAATTATCCGTAGAAACACCAGCGTATAGCAGACACACAGAGATTGTAGGATTCTTAAAACGCAACTTTAAGAAATTTGATAGATGTGGATTTCTTTCACTACCGATTGGTGGAGAAGTTGGACAGCATATTGATATTGGTAGTTATTATCAAACAAGAGATCGATACCATCTTGCAATACAAGGTTCATATGTTTACACTGTTGGTGGAGAATCTGTAAAGATCGATGCAGGAGATCTGTTTTGGTTTAACAATAAACTGTCACATGGAACCAAGAATGTTGGTGATGTAGTTCGCATTACATTTGTGTTTGATGTTCCACATTCCAAGAACAATCCATAGTTGCCTTGCAACAAAAGTTACTGTATAATAGGAGATATAAATGAAGCTGTTAAAATTTTATGCCGAGTGGTGTGGTCCATGCAAAGGACTTACAATGATTATCAATGGTGCGAAAGATAAGATTGATATCCCGATTGAAGAATACGATATTGATAATGAAATGATGATGGCACAAGAGTACAAAGTTCGTTCTGTTCCAACTATGGTTTTAGTCGATGATAAAGGATCTGAAATCAAACGACAAGTTGGTTTAGTCACTGAAGAAAAATTATTAGAATTCCTGAAAGGTTAATATGGCAAGCATACTAGACAAAATTAAAAAGAACACAACTATCAAAGACTCTGCGATTCTATCTGAATCAAAGTTCTTTAAGAAGAAGGATATGATTCCTACTTCTGTTCCAATCATCAATGTGGCTTTATCTGGTCGTCTTGATGGTGGACTTACTCCAGGTATTACAATGTGGGCTGGTCCAAGTAAACATTTTAAGACTGCGTTCAGTTTGTTAATGGCAAAGTCTTACATGGACAAATATGAAGATGCAGCTTTGTTGTTCTATGATTCAGAGTTCGGTACTCCGCAATCTTACTTCGATACATTTGGTATTGATACAAAACGAGTTGTTCACACTCCATTGACAGACGTTGAACAATTGAAGTTCGACATTATGCAACAGCTACAGAATGTAGATCGTGGTGATCATTTGATTATCGTCATCGACTCAATCGGTAATCTAGCATCTAAGAAAGAAGTTGAAGATGCGCTGGAAGGTAAATCTGCAGCAGACATGACTCGTGCCAAGCAGATGAAGTCACTGTTCCGTATGGTAACTCCGCACTTGAATCTTAAAGATATTCCACTCGTTGTAGTGAACCATACATATATGGAGATCGGAATGTTCCCGAAAGCAATCGTTGGTGGTGGCACTGGTGCAATGTATTCAGCAGATAATGTTTACATTCTCGGTCGTCAGCAAGAGAAAGAAGGAACAGAGATTGTTGGTTATAACTTTATTATCAATGTAGAGAAGAGTCGTTATGTCAAAGAAAAATCTAAAATCCCTGTTAGCGTATCTTTTGATGGTGGTCTCAGTAAGTGGTCTGGTTTGCTTGACCTTGCTCTTGAATCCAAGCATGTGGTCAAACCAAGCAATGGATGGTATGCCAAATGTGATCCTACTACTGGAGAAGTAGAAGATAAGAAATATCGTATTAAAGAAACTGATAGTAAAGACTTTTGGTTGTCGATTCTTACAAGCAAAACATTCTATGACTTTATTAAGAGCAAATACTCCATTGGTCAAGGTGGACAGATGATGCAAGAAGACGACCTTGATAAAGCATTGGAAGAATTAGAATTCGATGAGTAATTTTAGATATCAAGTCCTTGAACACAAACACAGTGGGCTTCAAGCAATTAAGTTGACTGAAGGTGCGTTTGAGGGTATAATCTATACCTATGGAAAGGTATCATTCGATCCAGATGAAAAGAATGATAAACTTCATTTAAAGTTTGAGTATGAGATACTTGAGAATGGTGATAAAGGTTTGACAGATATGAAACCTTTTGAAGCATACATAGGTGATATACTACAAGAATTACTGCATCAAGGTGTAGAAGAAAACAATTTAACATATACAGGCGGAACAGAAATTGATGCGAATAGAACAAAAGATTCTGAGCAATCTGATATTTGATGAGAACTATTGTCGTAAGGTAATTCCATTTATCAAGAAAGAATATTTTACAGATCGTAAAGAAGTAATTCTCGCAGACGAGATTGTTTCTTTCTTTACGAAGTATAACAAACCAGCATCCAAAGAAATCCTACAAATTGAAGTAAGTAATAGAAAAGATCTCAACGATAAAGAGTTGGCTGAACTTGGAGACTTTATTAGCACATTGAGTAATGAACCAGTCAACGAAGACTGGATGATGGAACACACAGAGAAGTTTTGTAAAGACAAGGCAGTATATAATGCAATCCTTAAATCAATTCAAATCATTGATGGCAGAGACAAAGCTCACTCAACTGATGCTCTTCCCTCTATTCTTTCTGATGCTCTTGCCGTGTCTTTTGATAACCATATCGGTCATGATTACCTCGATGACCATTCAAGTCGTTATGACTTCTATCATAGAGTTGAAGAAAAGATTCCTTTTGATCTTGACATGTTCAATAAGATTACTAAAGGTGGACTCTCAAAGAAAACACTTAATATTGCTCTTGCTGGCACTGGTGTTGGTAAGTCTTTGTTTATGTGTCACGTGGGTGCTGGTTGCCTAGTCCAAGGTAAAAATGTCTTATACATAACTATGGAAATGGCAGAAGAACGTATCGCTGAAAGGATTGATGCGAATCTTCTTAACCTAACCATGGATGAACTGAAAGTTATTGACAGGGATATTTACGAGAATCGTATTGCCAAGATTACAAGTAAGACTAAAGGTAAACTTATTGTTAAAGAATATCCAACTGCTGGTGCTCACTCTGGTCACTTCCGTGCGTTGCTGGAAGAACTAAAGTTGAAACGAGAATTCAAACCTGATATTATCTTCATTGACTATCTCAATATTTGTGCGAGTCAACGAATGAAGCAAGGTGGAAGTATTAACTCTTATACATATATTAAGAGCATTGCAGAAGAGTTGAGAGGTTTGGCAGTTGAATATAATGTCCCGATTGTATCAGCTACACAAACAACTCGTTCTGGATTCACAAACTCGGATCCAGGACTTGAAGATACCTCTGAATCTTTTGGTTTGCCAGCGACAGCTGACTTTATGTTTGCTTTGGTCAGCAATGAAGAGTTGGAAGGATTGAATCAGATTATTGTTAAGCAGTTAAAGAATCGCTATAACGATCCAGGATTCTACAAAAGATTTGTAGTTGGGATTGATAGAGCAAAAATGAAACTGTATGATGTAGAAGCATCGGCACAGACACTAAGTGACTCAGGAAAGAATGATGACGATGAACCAATGTTTGATAAAAGTAATTTTGGTCGTAGACAAAAAGCAGAATCGTTCGAAGGATTTAAGTTTTAGGAGAAAGATATGGTAAAGGTAATTGTAGCAAAAGAGAAACTTGATATGACTCATATGTTGGGACAGTTCCCTGATGAGTCACATTATGATTTCCTGATTGAAGAGGACTGCGATGTATATATGCCAGAAATTCCTGGACATCCAGAACTAACATACTCTGAAGAAAGAATTGTTCTGAAGTTTCGTAAGAACTACTTCAGCAAAGAACAACAAGACCAAGCATACATTGGTTTGCGTGAAGCTGCAACTGAAACTCAGAACAGAGGTATGGCTGCAGGTCCAAGAGCAGAGAAGTTGGGTAATCGTGAATGGGTAACTGAATATGAATCAGAAATCATTGACTACTTCTTAAACCCAAAAGCATCTTTGGATGGAGATCCAATCGAAGCCATTAAAGCCAAACACGAAGGTAAGACTGACAAACCATCCACACGAAATAATGTTTGGGGTATCCAAGCAGTTAAGAAAGATGGATTTGTTTTCAATGAGTGGGTTGAGAAAGTTCGTAAATTAGATGCATCTGATATGGTTATCGAAGCGAGACGAATTGAGAAATCATATGTCTGTGCAACTACCTATGCCAATGGTGTCATGTCTGGTATTGCTGGTTGGTTCGATTGTTATCTTCGCATTCCATATGGTCGTGCAACATCTTATACTGCTCGTGAGCCAGCAACTTCTGCCATGTCATATCCATTCTTACTGCAA